CAATAAGTCGTTGCAGGCAACAGCTGACATTATTGCTAAGTATCCGAAGGTTTTGGGTGGGATGCCTAATCCGATGGGCGGGGTGTCGGGTCAACCGGCTGCGACGGTTGGTGCTATCGGATTTGAGACTAGGCCGAATAACTCATATCAAATCAACATCAATGCTGCGATAGCCGATGCTGGGGTTCCTGATTTGGTGGTTAAGGCGTTGCAGACTTATAACAAGACGGTTGGCAAGATACCGGTCAGCGTTAAATAGTCATGCCTGTTGCTATCCCTAACTGCGGTACCTATACGGTCGAGATGGACTATGGTGCTTCAACGAACGCCATCATTCTTGATGACCCTGTTGCTGGTGTTATCGGGTCAACCGATTATTTCATTGAAGGTCAACCGTTGTTTGTTGATGTGACCACCTATGTCAAAGCTGTGTCTATCAATCGTGGACGGCAGAACAGGTATCGTGACGCTACAGGACAGCCTGGTTCAGCAACGATTGTGTTGGAGGATCGTGACTGGTATTTCTCGCTAGTGAATACCTCATCCCCTTATTACAACTCAACACAAGGACGGCTTGGGTTTGAGTTGAACTCAAACGTGCGGATCAGCCGAAACGGAACCTATCTTTTTGTTGGCATCATCAGCCAATACAACCAAGCAATAGAAAAACCGAACCGTTCATTGGTGACCATAACCTGTTCAGACAAACTGTTCAGTTTGAACAACGTGAAAACCCCAGCGTTCACACCAGTAGTTGAATACGCTGGTTCAAGAATCAACACAGTCCTAACAAAGGCTGGTTTGTTTACTGGTGCAACAGATCGTGACATTGCTACAGGTGTAGCAAAACTTGGTACCGCACCAGTAGACGAATCGGCTTCAGTTCTCGAATACTTGCAACGTGTCAACAACTCTGAACAGGGACGCATCTTTATCAAAGCAGACGGCGCGTTCGCTTTTGACCAGCGTTTGACAGGAGAGTTCCAAGCAATCAATGCCACCCTTGCTGATACTGGTGGAACAGCAATCAAATTCTCTGAGTTTGACATGGTGAGCAACTGACATGGCTGGGCCACTTTACTCATACAGCGTCAAAGAACTAGCTGGCGCAGGCAACCTTGCAGACTCCGTTGTAGCACCATCAGTTCAACGCCCTAACGAATTTCTTCCAACGAACCCGTCAGTAGTTAACACAGTTAACGTCGGTATCGCCCCAGCAGCACCAACCGTAGGGACACTCAACACCACCATCCAATACGCCCAATCCATCGCAGCCGAATCAGTATCCCAATTCGGAACCCAATCCACCCCAGTCGTAGTCACCCTTCTAGAAACCTTGGACGATGCTGGTGACCTTGCCTCATATCTGATTCAGCCGGTACCAAAGTTTTGGTTCGGCAACATCCAGATTGTGATGAATGGGTTGACTGACGCGCAACGAACCACCATCACCAACCTTGATATTGGGTCACAGATTTCGGTGACCAAAACCTTCCCTAAGTCCACCCCTTCAACGGTGACACAGCTCATGGCTTTGGAGGGGATTAGCCATGACATCAGCCCTGACCGTCATATCGTGACCTTGTATACGAACCCTGCTCGTATCTACACATACTTTGTTTTGAATACAGACAAACTGAATGACGAGACGAAGGGCTTGGGCTAGAGTGGTGTCACTATGACTACGCCTTTTCCGTTTGTTTCTGGGGCTACTCTCACAGCCCAAAATTTGAATGACATTCAAAATTTGCCGATCTCCGATAAGACCGCTTCATATGTTTTGATCGCTGGCGATGAATCGAAGCGGACAATTATGAACTCTGCTTCTGCGACAACGATCACGGTGAACAACAGTTTGTTTACTGTTGGCGATGTGATACAGCTCGCCAACAAGGGTGCAGGCGTTTGTACCATCACAGCCGGTGCTGGCGTAACAGTAAACACTTCATCTTCTCTAGCTTTGGCGCAACATGGAGGCGGCTACTTGCTTTGTTTGTCGGCGTCAACCTTCACTTTTTTTAGCCTAGGTGGAATCGGATACGGTACTGCAACAGGAGGTACAGGTGTTGTCGCTGGCGTAACAGTAAACACTTCATCTTCTCTAGCTTTGGCGCAACATGGAGGGGCGGGAGGCGGTCGAGGAGATGCCACGGGCTACGGTGGCGGTGGCGGTGGCGCGGGAGGATGGTTGAACACAACTGTTTACCTTTCAGCGAACACGACTATTACGGTTGGTGCTGGTGGTGCAGGATCAACAACCAACGGTGTTCCTGGTGGAAAAGGTTCGGCCTCAGCAATCACAACTACCGCTGCTGAGTCAATGGTCGTCATCCCTGGCGGTATGGGTGGCGCAAGTACTGGCGATGTAAACGCAAACATTGTGTCATTCCCAGGTACTTGCGGCGGTGGCGGTGGCCTTGTTTCCACAGCTGGCGTCGGTTTGTTTACAACGATTTCAACATTGTTTGGCTTTAACGGTGGAACAGGTTTTACAGGAACAACAGCGACAACTGCCGGTGGCGGTGGCGGTGGCACAACAGTTGTCGGATCTAACGCCACATCGTCAAACGGTGGTGCAGGTGGAGCAGGGTTGCAGGTCAACACATTTATCGGCGGTTCATCGCTGTTTAAGGGTGGCGGCGGTGGCGGCGCAGGTAGCGCGTCAGGCGGTGCAGGCGGTTCGGGTGTTGGTGGTGCTGGTGGAACAACCACAGGAACAGCAGCTGCAGCAAACACAGGCTCAGGCGGTGGTGGTGCACAAGGCGCAAACAACGCCGGTGCTGGTGGATCAGGCATTGTTTATGTGAGATGGAAGGCGTAACGTGGCACACTTTGCAAAAGTAAATAACAACATTGTTCAACAGGTGATCGTTGTTTCAAACGATGATTGCAACAATTTGGAGTTCCCAGAATCCGAACTAGTAGGTCAAGAGTTTCTTGCTTCACTTGGTTTAGAAGGCGAATGGTTGCAAACCTCATACAACGGAAACTTCCGTGGAACATACGCCGGCATCGGTTATATTTATGACGAGGATTCGGATTCCTTCGTTGCACCTGAAATCATTACTTCATAGTCGTTGGCTGATTGCAGCGCCAGCACTTTTAGTTTCACTGTTTAGTTTCGTACCGAGGGCTGAGGCCTTTCAGGTTGGTTTGAACGCGGTTGGTTATACGGTCACCGAGATTCCACCTATCAAGTCTGATACGGCTTATGTCGAGTGCGGTCAGGATGTTGTGCCGTTTATCAATGTGACGTTTGATTATGAGCAGAACTTGTTTGGTGATTGTGGGTGGGATTCGTTCATGGTTCATTACACGGGGTACCTGCAGATTCCTGAGCATCAGACGTTGCAGATGTGGGTTGCCTCTGATGATGGTGGGACAGTCAAGATTGGGTTAGATGAGTTTGGGGTTTGGCAGGATCAGGGATGCAGCGCAACTGAGTTTGATTTGAGTGGGACACCAGCTGACTCATATCCGTTTGATGCCTGGTTCTATGAGAACGGTGGCGGTACATGCTTCATGCTTGCTTGGAATGTTGATGACACGGGTTGGACGATTGTGCCACCAGAGGCGTTTACGAGTGAGCCTCCTACGACATCAACACAACAAGTATCAACAACAGTCCCAACGACCACGATGCCAGAGTCCACAACATCTACTCTCTCCCCATCAACCACAATGGGAGAACTACAAACAACAACAACAGTCCAAGAAAATATCGCATCAACTACCAGCTCCTCAACAACGACTTCAACCTCATCAACTACCACGACCTCAACGACGACGACCACGACCTCGACTGTTCCCGTAACGCTTTATATACCGCCAACAACAACAACCGAACCGTCAACAACCACAACAGAACCCATACCGGAGCCTCAGTCAACCACAACCACGACAACTGCAGAAGTGACCACAACGACAGAATATGTGACCACAACATCGGAACAGCCTACCCCCACAACCATCCCAGAGAACCCCACCACAAGCGTCCTAAGCCCCTCAGACGAGGTTGAACCACCACTCAGCGACGAGGAACTAGAAACCGTTTTAGACGCGCTGGGAACGGCTGACAAGGTTGAGGTACAAGCGTTAGTTGAACAAGTATTGGCGAAGGATTTGGATACCAGCCAAGCAGCCTCACTCGTCTCCAGCCCTGCTGTCCTTGCCTCGGTGACTAGTGAGCAGGCGACTGCTTTGTTTGAAGAAATTGCGCCAACGGAGTTGAGTCCTGCTGAGGCTGAGGCTGTGGTGGCTGCGGTTCAGGATGCGCCTAGTTCGGTGCGTAAAGCGTTCGAGTCTGTACTGAATATTTTTCAAGGTTTCGCTGACACTTATGTTCCATTGAACTCAACGGTGCCGGTGAAAACTCGTCGTGCGTTGATTGCGCTATCTGCTGTATTCTTGACCGTAGCCCCTGCACCTAGTCGAAGGAATAAGTGATGAAGTTTTGGGGTGAGTTCCATGCGTTGATTTGGACTATCGCTGCATCTATCACGACGATTCTTACTTTGTCTGGTGGGCTTCAAAAGATCGTGATCTGGCTCACTATTGCAGCTCTCGTTCTTCACTTCATCGGCGCGTTAAAGAAAGAAGACTCAGAATGAAAAAGGTTCAAGACATTGCAGGACGAATCGTCGCAGTATTCCTATCGTCAGCCCTAGCCATCGTTGGTGGTTCGGCTGTTATCGCGCCAGACCTGCCGATCTACAAAAGTGCGATCCTTGCCGGTTTCGCAGCTTGTGCAACCGTCATTCAGAAACTTGCTCAAGCATCACTTGATGGTCAGTTGACTATGGCTGAAATCAATGAAGCCTTCGGTGCGAAACCTAAAGCATGAAACCGAACTGGCCTGTTCGAGACATCCATTGGTGCGAACATCTCAAAGGTAAGAAGCCTTCACAGATAACTCCAGAGATGGTGGTTGCCGTATCTGCGGGTAGCCGGTGTAATGAACCATGAACGAATCCCACCCACAATCACCAAACAAGTTCTGCTCATAATCAAACGTCACGTTGATAAACGGCACAACATCCTGACCGCACTCAACATAAGCGGTATCAGATTTGATAGGTGGAATTTCGGTGACCGTATAACCAACCGCGTTCAAACCAATTTGATAGGCCTCAGCCGGTGACCAACTAAACGCAATCCCTAG